CCTGTATCTGGTGCAAGCAAAGATGCCGCACGCATAGCCTGTCTTTCCTGACCAGGCTTGATGGCCAGTTCTGCCACCGGTGTTCCAGCCCTGTCTCTTGCCACCGCCACATTGTCAAAGCCATTGGCCTGATCGTATGCATAACCAAAGAGCGCCATGCCCACATCGCGCTCAGACCCTTGGTCAATGATCCTGACCTTTGCTGGGTCACTGGTGATCACAATGCCTCGGCTTGTCTGAGCCACTGTCAATCCATCAGGGATGCGTGAGGGCATCGGTGATCCAGGCGTGATTAGGATGGTGTCACGCTTGCTTGATGGATCAAGCAAAGCCATGAGCTGCGCATCAGCGTAGCGTTGTGGCTCTGGGGTTGGGGTGTTTGGCATATTAGATCAAACCAAGCAATGCACCAAGGCCAGCACCAGTGCCAGCTGTAAGACCAAGAGTGCCGGCCAACTGAGAACCGGCCAATGCACCGCCAAGAGCGCCAGCGCCCACGTTCTGGGTATATGGAGTCTGCGCCACCATGCCAAGGTTGGCAGGCTGCGCACCAAGTGAAGACTGGACCACACCAAGGCGCTGGAGGCCAATGTTTCGGATTGCATCCATGCGTTGCTGATCTTGGGCCTGACGCGCACCACCAGCGGCCAAGACATTTTGAGCGCCACCAAGACGCAAGGCTTGCTGCTGGGCCGCAAGACTTCCAAGCTGGCCAGTACCAGAAAGACGCAATTGCGCACCTTGCATTCCGGCTTGCTGGTTGGCAAGGTCTGCTGCTGACATCCGGCCAATGTCGGCCTGCTGCAAAGCCATGGCCTGATTGAATGCCTGCTCGTTGAGCCTAGTGCCAAGGTCGCCAGCCTGCTTGGCAAAGCCAGCATTTGTCAGACTCTCGGCCACTGCTTGGCGTGATCCACCAAAAGCCTTGGCAGCCGCTGCACGCTCACCAGTTTGTTGCACTGCCATCTGGCGTGAAGACTCAAGGTCAGCCAATGCGTTCTTGCGCACAGACTCTGTATAGGGGTTCATGTATGAGGCAATAGAGCCTGGGCCACTCATGCCCAAATTAGTCTGCTGCGCTTTGAGGACAGAGGGCTGATACAGGCTGTTTGTGGCAGCCATCTGAGCCGCCAAGTCTGTGCCGGCAATGCCTGGGCCAGCAAGGGATGTGTTGACCAGAGCTTCCTCGCCTGCCAGTTGCAACGGGTTATATCCGGCAAACTGCTGGACCGGCAATGCACCGGCCACATTCTTGGCCTGCTCAAAGTTGGACAGGAATGCGCTTTTGATCTGTGGATCAATCGAGCTTGTTGAGGTTGTGCTTCCACCTTTTGACATGATATTTTCCTTTAATCCAGTAACGATCTAATTTTCTTTGCGGGTATTTTGCCTTCATTGATCATGTCTAGAAGTCCCTTGCCATATTTATTGACTGAAGACTTCTTGATCACATACTCACCTTTATCCAAATAACCAAGGCCATCATCTGGACCTTTAGGGTCTGGACCAAGCAGACTGCGCACCATGCCGCCTTTTGCAAATGCTGTATCACCAGGAGCGCCAGTGCCTGGGCCGCCACCAGTGTTGCCTGCTGAATCGCCACCTTGACTGCCAATGCCAGCAGTATCACCGCCATTAGCATCACCTCCACCAGCAGAGAGTCTGAGAGCTTCAGCAGCCGCAGCCGCAGCTGCTGCATCAGCTTCTGCCTTATAGGCCGCAGCCGCTTGGGCATACAGAGCTGGGTTAAAGCCGCCCATGGACTGCCCAGCCAAGGCATTGGCGTATGGGTTGCCCAGTGGCTTTGCTTGAGCCATGATCTGGCTGTAGGGTGAGCCAGTGCCACCGACCGCATAGGGGTTGTACTGCGCACCAACTGGGATTGACTGGTAATTCTTTAAGTTTTGCTCAAAGGTCAGTGGCCCAGATTCGGGTTGTGTTGGTTGTGTAAAGCCAACTTGACCAGGTGGTAGCTCTGGGTTTATTGGTCCAGCATTTATGAATGGATTTGTTGCTGGAGTTCTAAGCGCATCTAATTTGGCTCGCTCTGCATCGGCCAGAGCCTTTTGCTGTGCAGCATAGTCAAGAGCATTTTTTCTTTGCTGCTCTTCCCATGCAATTTTGTTTTTCTTTTGCTGTTCAGCCCAGGCCAAGTCATTTGCTTTTTTCTCAGCATCCGCTAGAGCTTGCCTTTTTGCCAGTTCATCTTTTGCAGCCTTATCGTATGCAATTTCAGCTGGTGTTTTCGGCACTGCCGCAGCCACTCTTTCCTCAACCTTTTTAACATCTGAGCCGGTAGCAGTGGCCAAGTCAGCAGCGCTGATGCCGTACTGGTCCATGGTGCTTCTGATTTGTGCATCAGTTAAACCTTGAGACACAGCTCTTTTGTAATCGTCAGCGACCTTTTTATAGTATTGCGCTTCAGTGATGCCATTGGCCAATGACCAGGCAAGACCAGCTGATCGTGTGGGGGCTGCTGGCGCTGCAGGGGTCGCAGGGGTCGCTGGCGCTGTCACCACTGGAGCTGTCGGTGTCGCAGGGGTCGCTGGAGTCACAATACCTGGTGAATTTATTGTGATTGGTGTGGTGGGCAGCTTTACTTCTGGAGTTGTTACCACTGGGGCAGTGACTGCTGGAGTCGTAACCACTGGAGCCGTAACCACTGGAGCCGTAACCACTGGAGCCGTTGTTACTGGTGTCACAGGGGTCACAGCGTCTGGAGTCAAAAGACCACCACCACCACCACCGCCAGCTGCTGTGACAGTTTTTGCTCCACTTGTAGCAGCAGGGGTTATGACATCTTCTGCGGTATCCAAGAGACCTGGTGTTGTGACAGCATCTATTTTTTCTTGAACAACTTCAGTCTTGACACCAGTGGCCTTGGCCAGATCAGCCGCACTGATGCCATACTTTTCCATCTCTTTGGCAATGGTTGCATCACTGACACCATTTTCTGTGGCAGTGATTAAAGATTTGCGCAAGTTTTCGTAATACTCCGCCTCAGTAATACCATTGGCAAGTGACCATGCAAGTCCAGCTGAAGCCATTGTCTTTCCCCTATAAATCTTTTGCAAGTACAGACCATTGTGGACTGTAGCCTTCGTCTTTCAAAAATGTCTTTGACCAGCCTCTGCGGCCTGCCAAGGTCACTCTGGTGCAGCCAATAGACTTGCCCCAGGATTCGATCATTGGTCTCATCCGTGAGAGTTCATCTAGGTCGCCACCAGCCAAGAAGTAATGCAAATTCTTTAGCTGCGGATAGACAATGATCTCTGTCAACACCACCGAGTCCTTGGCCGGCCACAGCTGTAATTGCTGCTTTTCAACCATCTCAGCGACATCGTCAAAATTATGTGTGCCTCCAGAGTATTCTAATGCCGCCTCCACATGGTGGCGTAGCCTCTCCAAATGTTCCTGATCACTCATCGCTTGCTGGATGGCACGGCATCAAGACGCATCACCCCGATTCGCCAGTCAGCCAATACCGCACCAGTCACCTTCACATTGACTTGCCGGCCAGAAAACCGGACATCAGTCGGGTTGGCTGCCGTGTATGGCCCAAACGTAGACTGCGCACCAGTGGGGTAATTGCGGGTTTTAAATGAAACCACCGCCTCACCCAGCGTCTGCTCATCTGGCACAACTTGCCTGACCGACATGATGTTGTCGCCATTGCCCAGCTGTATTGGCCCAGACTCAGCGTAGACGCTGGCGCTGTCATAAGCAAAGCCGACCTCATGCTCATAGACATAACCATCGGTGGACACGGCCATTGGGTTGGTAAACACTCCGGCATCAGTGCCAGCAGTTCTGGCCAGTAACCCTATGTTCCAGTGCTGCTCTCTGTAGTTATAGGTGACATAGCTGTCATTCTCATTGCTTCCACCGCTTGGGTAGTACCACCAGATTTCACCAAACTTGCTGTTGTGGACAGCATAGACTTTGGATGCCTGGTTAAAGTTCATATTGTTGAAGATGTAGTCAGACACATCGCATGGCAGTGGCTTGACATATCCGTCATAAATCCAAAAGCCAGACTTGCTCATCCAAATGGCAGCAGTGTCAATGGCCGCCACAGACTGGGCTGAAATGAGACCGCATCCGCTTCCGGCCTTCTCAAAGCCATAGACAAATGGAGCGCCAACATACTGGGCCGTGTGGACATCCACATCTGTAAACAGTAGATTGACACCCTTGACGCGCTTGCCGGCCAGAAGTGTTCCAGGCGTTGTCAGCTCATAGTCACCGGCCAGATTGTTGCCTGCCGGTGACCAGACTGTATTGTCCTCTTGGTCGCACCATGACACTTTTCTTGGATTGCCGCCAGAGCCAAGGGCAAACATGATGCGCTCGGCAGTGACCAGCACGGCCTTGTTACCCGCTGGTGAATTGGTAATTCTGGCCGCAAGTGTTGGCGTAGTGAATCCCAATTGCCATTCGTACAGCATCCCGTCTGTGCTTGAGCAGGCAATCAGATACTCGCCCCATGTGTCAAATGACCAGGTGGTGGCTGGGATTGTGTTGCCAGTGTCAGGCCGTGCTACACCATAGGCAAAGTTGCCATAGGTGCTGTAGCCATAGCCCGTGACATTGCTTGCATTGGCAATGCCGCCAGCAAGGCCAGTCGGGCTGATTTCCTTTCGGACTCCAGCGTCACTCATCACATAGAGCTTTGTGTGCGTGCCAGCCGCAATCCATCGCGTGCCGCCATTGTCGCGCCAGGTAATGAGTCCTCGGCACATACCGCTTAATTGCTGGCTTGACCTCAGTCGCCAGCCACCCATGGGTCTCAAAGTATTTTCAAACCATCGGACCAAGTTGGCATCAAACCACCGGCCTGCTGACTGGTACTCAGTGCCGTTTCTGTAAATGCCTGGGGGTAATTTAAGGGGTATATACATGGCAGTGTTTAGGTAATGTTTGAGACAAAGCTCATTGTGACAATGGCTGATGGGACTGCTGGCCGTGTGGGGGTTGTTCCGGCAGGGTATTGCTCAATCGAGACACCGACATCGGTTGGCCTCCACATTATCTCAACATAGTCATTGGCATTCAAGCTCAAAAAGTAATTCATGGCTGCAATGATGTGATACGGATCGCTAGCACCCTTTCTGGGTGCAAAGCCGAATCTGCTGTTTGAATTGGCCGAATTTGTCCCATTGACCCGAAACCAGACATCCACATCTTGAGACGCATTTGTTGTGTTTGTAAACTGAATGGAAAACTGCAAGTTCCAGATTCCGGCATCGGCCACAGTGATTCTGGAGCCACTGGCCATTGTCACGCCACTGGAAAAGTCTGTGGTGTTGAATGTGACAGCATAGGCCGTGGTGGTGTTGGCAGCCACCTGGTCAGTTGAGTCTTGAAAAGCCCCAAGTGGGGCATAGATAAACCGGCTTCCTCTTGGTCCAAACAATGAGCCAAGCGCTGTGGTCAGTTTTCTAAAGAAAACATTTAAGGAGCCATAGTTCTCATTAAAGTGCCTGCGCTCATACAGGTCTGGTGGGTATCCCAGACTTGGTATAGATGGAGACTCTAATTGTTGCTTGACATTGGCCATGGCTCAATTATGTCAGGACAGACAGGGCATGGTTGATGTGCTTAATGCGGTCATCGAGGCCAATAAAGCCGCCATTGATCTTTTTGGTCATGGTCCGATAGTCTTGGTTGTCTGCATACTGGTTGAGCTTGTGGGTGTCCCAGAACCAGCCGGCAGTCAGCGCAGCATACTGGGGCGTGGCCACCAGCTCCGGCTGCATGATCAGGTCCACACCCAGAGCTTTGCCGGCATGGTGGTAGTTCGCAGACCCTGTGAGCTGGATGCACCCACGGCCTCGGAATCTGTATCCATCGCCACTTGCCTCATCTCGGTTGCCCATTCGGCTGCTGTAGACAGTGTTGGCAATGAGCTTGGGATTCTTGGCACACATCTGGGCCTTGGCCGCATCAAAGCGCCTTGGCCAGAGCTTTTGCAAAGCCTCTGCCCTGTAGTTTAAATTCTCTTCAAGTATTCTGAAATTACCGCACTCATGGCCACACTGGCCAATGAATGCAGCCTGGCGCAATGGCGTTGAAATGTCAAAGCGCTGGAATGTTTCATTGAGCGCATCGACCCACTCTGGGCCAATGTGCAGTTCTTTAAGTTGCTGGCTATTGACCATTGACCAAACTCCTTACTTCGTTATAGGCATCAATGCAGGCATTGAGCTGGGCCGTGTTCCTGTCACCTTGGGCCACTATTTCGGCAATGGCTTGGAGGGTTTCTCGCTCGGCATCAGGAGCTGGGTCAGCCGGTCTGTCAGATTGGCTTCCTGCTTCTTTGCTATCTGGGGCGGTAATGGTGGCACTTGCGCTGGCTTGAACACAACTGGGGGCTGAGATGCGCACCCTGCCAGAGCGAATAGCACGATCAAGGGCAGACTGCTTTTGATTGATGACATTAGTGGTCTCCTGTAACTTGGTTGCGTTTGCATTTAATTGCTCGTTAAGTTTTTGCTCGGTAACTCTGGCCTCATCATTCTTTTGGGCAATGGCAATCTTCATGTCATTGTCGCGCTCCAGCCACCCATAGTGGTGGCCCACTCGGTATGTACCGAATAATGAGACCAAGACACCAACAATGAGCCAGGGTAAGGGTATTGGTAGCATTATTCTGACTCCTGTCTGGCAGCTGCCAGTTGAATGCGCTCATGGTCATCCTCAAGATGGTCCGGTGGCGTGTCTGGTGGTGGACCAGGAGTCCAAGACTCATCAAGCTCTGGGTTGGTCCATGTGGGCATGGCGCCAAAGGGCTGTGATGGGATGCCGTTGGTCTTTGCGTTAAAGCCGTGATTGTTGCTGTAGCCGTATTGCTGGCCATAGCCTTGCATGGGCTGGCCTATGCACTGGCCCATCGGCTGCATGGACTGCTGGCCACCAAAAGCCTTGGCAGCAGACCCCACTGCCTTCTTGCCCATCACCGCACCAATGCCGCCAACAATAAGCAAAACAATGTCGTTCAGCATCTTTGTATAAGCCTGGTCAATGGGGGCCATTGATTTGATGGGCTGGGTGACAAAGGTCACTGAGTACAAAAGCGCCACCACAATGAAGCAAAGAATGCAAGTCACCGCAATGACCACAAAGCCCCAGACTCTGACCTCGATCTCGTCAGGGGTTAGATTTTGCTTCTGGCTGGACATCATTCACCTTCTTTTCAAGTATGGGTGCGACCAAGTATTCTGGACACATCTGGGTAAATAAGCACTTTGGCTTCTGACACTCTGGTGCATGGAAATGATCAGGATTCTGGCACTTGTACCGGTATCGGTCTTCGCAGCCAGTCAGCAGTAAAAGAAGCAA